CCCAACCTTCCTTACTGTCCTTGATAACAATAGTCGTGTCACTTTCAAAGAGGGAGGGAACCTCTGGCAACTTAGTAATGAACTGACGCTCAACACTGAACCCGACACCAGTACCACAGAGCAGGATGAACATAGCCTCGTCGAAGGCTTTAGGATCATCTACGGGTAAGTAAGAACAGTTATACATACAAGTGTTGTCACGGGCTGAACTCTTACCAGCAGTCATAAGAGAACGCATGGAGGGCATTACCTGCAAACTAAGTATAGCCTCCCGTAACTCCTTTTCTATGGTGGGGGTTAGCCAAGGAGATACGATATTAGTCATGTAACGAGAAACTGTCTCACCCCATGTCTCACGGCGTTTAAGGTCTTCTAACCAACGTGCATAACGGCTAGTAGCAATAAATGTTTGGTAGTCTGTAGGTAGGTAGTTGCTTTTCATTTCTTTTTTCCTCTTTGGATCATATCTTCGTCTAGCCAGATCATACGGTTAATATCGCCTCTGTTGATGCCTATGTCCTTTAAGGCAGCATCAGTCATAGTATTTAATTGCTTGATAGTTTCCCTGTGTAACCGCCAAGTATTTAGGTAGTTGTAGTATCGGGTAATCCAATTCATCTGTTGTCACCACTACCTTTAATTGTTCCACGTGCCTCACGGCCATCTAACTTGTTAATGTTCTCTAAGATGGTAACACCCAAGTTAGCATGGTAGTAGTTAGATAAGGCTGTAGCATAGAACACAACGTCACCTAGTTCCTTTACAATGTCGTTAGGTGTAACCTCGGTCTTGTCCCTCATACTCTTCTTAATCTTCTCAGCCACTTCCCCAGCCTCACCCATAAGACCTAAAGCATTTTCCATCAGGCGGTCTTTACCCTCAGTAATGATCTTGTCCTCTACCCAATCACTATACTCACGAAACGCTTCCATACTCTTGTGGCTCATAATCATTGTATCAGTCTCCCATAAAACTGTGTCTGTTCTTCATTACTGTAGTCAAAGAGATACCAGCAACAATTGTCCTTGCCTTGGCTCTTGCTTCCCTCAATCCACTTAACTCTGCCTACACTAACTACCGACTTGCAGTAAGTCATAAATGTAGAAGACTGCTTGGTGTGCATCCAATCCGCATCGAACAACAACCATACAGGACATACACCCAAGAACGTATCTATTAATGGGTGTAGTACTTTTCTATCCCAAGGGGGGTTTGTTATAGCATAGAAGTCTGTGCTAAACTGTCCGTTAACACTCTCTATGTCGAGAGCATCCATCTTCTTTACATAGTCATGCCTTGGCTCAATGTCATAGGCACCTATACATTCCCCTAAGCCCCCAGTTAACTCGCTTATATGAGAGATCAGTCTCCCGTCACCCGCGCATGGCTCCAAGTAATCGAAGGCATACGGTAGGTGAGGGATCAGAGGCTCTACAGCTTGTATTGGGGTAGGGTAGTAGTCCCTTGGCACTCGCTCAAAATCAGAACGCTTCCCCATTACCATATAACTCCTTTAACCGTTTCAGTGATACAAACTCAGGCTCGTACATGCCATTGCTTATCTCTCGCTTAATTACTACGCCCTTCCACCAATCATTGTTTGCTTGACCAGCCCAACTCTCCTTAGCGCCCTTAAAGCAACCCGCCACAAGTCCAATGATACCGTTAGGGTGCGCCCCATCCTTAAACTTAAGGTCGCGCTTGTGACTATGCCCACAGGTGCTGCTATGGTTCCTGTTAGCTAGTAGGCCATTGGCATGATGTAGTCCAGACATAGCTGACCCAAAATTACCAGAACTGAAGAAGTGAGCATACGATACGCCGTCAAAGTCCTGTATTGCTGGACCTGAGTTTTCGTATTCGTAGTACTCATCAAACCAGTGATCTGTTTGTAAGTGACTATAGGATATACCATACTTGTCTCCTTCCAATCTAGGGTCATGCGCTATGGCACGTTTGATACGATGCTCATGGTTGCCCTCAAAGCCGTACCACGCGGGAACTTTGTACTTTCTAGTCTTTGGTTTACGTCTTAGCCTGTCCATAGCTTCGTTGTAGTGGTCAATGTCCCTCTCGTAACTCTGAGAACACATAGCTTGGGGGTAGCGTGTGTCAAAGCTGTTGAGTGACTTCATATCTGCACCGTCTCCAAGGTCAACGATGTAATGAGGATTGACCTCATAGATTAGTTCGCCTAACCAATCAAATCGTTCATTACTGACTTCTGGATCAACGTGGGCGCAGGAGAATACGATAGCTGTTTTACCCGTCATACTTTACCTCCATTCCTAGTGTAAACTCAATTACGATTGGTTGTATTGAAGTCAGGAAGTGTTTCCTGAACCTAATGGCATCTTCAAAGGTGTTAAAAGGAATTACCTCCTCAAACATTGACTCTTCACCCTCTAGGTCTGTATCCTCTACTAAGCAATCTAGCCACCAACAACCCTCCTCTTCGTAAGGGTCCGTGTCTGCTTTATGCACCTTAAAAGTAACTACGGTGTCTTTGTCCATTCGTCGGGTATCCTTTTATCTGCGTATAAGAAACCGTGCTTGTCACACCAATCTCCATAGGTACTCTTGGCACCCTTGTTTAACTTGGCCCTAGAGTTAGAAAACACAAACCGTATGTCGAGAAACGGATGCTGACTTTTAACCTTAAGGTGTTTCTTACGATCCGCTGCAACAAACCGACCCTTGCTTTCGATTATGATACCATTAGGTAACTTGAAGTCTGGGGTGTAGGTCTTCTGTTCTACAAGTTGCCACTGTATCTTTAGCTTCTCATACTCAAAGTCTACACCCCTTGAAGTCAAGTCTTTTCCTATATCGTCCTCAAGGCCAGAGCGGTATCCATTCTTTATTGCGTGTCTACGTCTCTCGCTGTTGGAGGCTCCCATAACTCTTCCTTCCTACGTCTAAGCCAGAGTAGCCTAGCATTTTCTAATACACGGTCATAGTCACCATCATAAGCCTCTAAGCAAGCGTACCACAGTTCTTCTTCTGTCGCACAATCCTTAAGCAACTTACCAGCCTTAACAGGTCCAACACCCTTGATACCCTTAATGTTGTCGGCTGCATCACCAGTTAGTATCTGAGTGTAGAAGAACTTAGAGCCTCCCCACTCATCTACTTGTGACCACTCATCCCGTCCAAAGTTATAGTGCCAGCAAGGTATCTGTAGCATGTCTTTGTCGATAGATGCCACAACGGTTCTAGGCCCAAACTTAGTAGCTGCTATGGCTATAAGATCATCTGCCTCTTCCCCGTAACTGATAACTGCTTTGTACTTAGACACTAGATAATCCCTTGAATGTTGCAGAAACTCAGGCTTCTCAGACTTACTTCTATTTCCCTTGTAGGGGTAAGACTTAGCTATATCAAACCTAAAGTTATCTGCCCCAGTTAAGAAAGTGTAGAAGTTGCTGGGTACAGGGAAAGACATAGTTTTGTAGGCTATAAAGTTCATAACCTCATCTATCTTGTCTTCTGCATCTGCACTGGTCTTCCCCTCAGAGGAGAACCCAGCCCTGTAAGCAACTATGTCACCATCTACTAAAACATGTTTAGGTTCAAAAATCGGACCAGACAATTTCCTCATCCTCTTTTTCTAAGGCCACTGACTTGATGTAAGTCCAACCCCCTGCAACGGCTGCTTCATTATAGAAGAACGCTAACTCTTCTACAGTATCCACATTGTGTCGCACCAATGTAGTAGTACTGTCGTACCCATCTGCCTCTTTAGAGGCTTCAAATGTGATGGTAACTGTTGACATTAAAAGTCACTCCCGTCTGCTTCGTAGGCTACGTGTTCAACGACCTTAATCGCTTCTAGGGTGGTCAGCTTACCGTCCCATACATCTAGCAATGCAATCACTCGACTGCCATTACCAATAAGACCGTCTTCGTTAAAGTCCCAAGGTACGATAACGCCATCTTCGTTTGTCTTTCGTACACGTGGTGGACCCATAGTAACTCCATATTCCCCTGTTACCTCATCCTTAAACTTAGGATTGAAGTGACCCTTCCGAGCGGAGAAGTATTCATTACCGTCCTGATCTTCTTTGAACAACTGAGCCTGCATTCCCTTGTTAGGAACACCGTCCTCAACCATCTTTTTCTTGCTGTCTTTGTCTAACATTAGTTGAACAGTATAGCGCCCTTGGACCTCTTCGATCTTGGCCCGTGCATCAGAACCCTCTGGCATGTTCTTGCCCATGTCTCGGTCTGATTCTTGCAGTTTTGCCCAGTTAACTGAACACTCAACGTAAACTTTCTTTCCCATGTCACATATCCTTTTGTGTGTCGGTATTAATGTATAGCAACTTTTTTCGGGCTGTTGCAACCACTCCCCTGAAATAAATTCAGTGTATGTCAGCGTAGCTTTTTCCGAACTGAGCGTCAATGCCTAAAAGTACATTTAGCTTCAACTCTTCGTTAAGTTTTTTAATGCTGTCGTTCATACTTTCTGACTCTTGTGCTTCCTTTCCTTCCTTAACCAGACTAATGATTTCATCGTGAAACTGTCCGATAGTTAGTACACCATCTTCACGACAATGCTTAACCCAAGTGTCAAAGCAATAGACACCTGTCCCTTGGTTAAGGGTGCTGAAACGGTCCTTCTCGCTTCGTAGGCTGTACCAGAAACCACTTACTGGGTTCTTTAGCCACATACCCCCCAGACCACTAGGCTCTCGTACACGTACCTTCTTAGCCACAGCCTCTACAGACCAGTTACGGTCCCAGAATGCAGCAAGTAGTTTCTTAGCCTCTGCCTGCTTCATACCAGTAGTCCGAGACAGAGTAGCTGGGCCAACGCCATAGGTGGCACTGTAGTTCACTACCTTGTAGTTCTTACGCATAGCTTTGAGGCTTTGTGTCCCATTGTTGTGCATGTCGATGTCGTGCTGATTAATGACACCAGCATGTTTAGCTAGGTCAAGGTGTGGGTCAAAACCAGACTGTGACATTTCTGCAACATATTCCGGATCAAGTGGCTGCATGTAGTGACGCTTAGTTGTGTCTTCTAGGCTGGTCATGTCTGCACCACATAACACGTAACCTTCTGGGGCAATCAGGCACCCACGTATATCTGCACCATAAGGCTTTTCTACCGAGGGGAGGTTAACCAAAGGTTTAGCGTGTTTGAACCTCATAGTGTTAGTCATGCCAGCGACACCAGCTTCTAAGTAACCATCTTTCTCGCACTCTAGGAATGCTTTGAGTATCCCAATTCTGTGAGTGAGAACAGAAAGGCCATCCAGAATAGAAACAGCAGGATCATTAGCAGCCAGCTTTTTAACTGACGGGCATAGTTCCCCATCTTTCCTGACTTGTTCGATCTGTCGTTCATCACCATTGCTCTCTCTTACAAACTTAAATGTTCTAGGTTGCCAACCAATGCTAAACAGCCAATCCTTGATCTGTGAAGTAGAGTTAGGATTACCTCTTTTAGTTCCCACCCAGACAACAAAACTCTCTACCGTCTCAGGCTGCTTGTACTCCTTTCTCAGCGCCTCAAAGCCCTCTCCGCGAGAAGACATGCTCCCGTCCTTACGGTACATCTTACTGGGCCTAATTACAGTCTTAGTTTGTATCTGTGGTGGCATAGCTTCTGCCAGCGCCTCTGTTTTTTCTAGCTTCCACTCATTCCAATCTGCTAGGTGTCCCTCTGCCTTGGACACATCTAATTTCCACCGTAGGGCCTCCTGTTGCCTAGCGCACTCAAGTTTAAACGTAAGGTAGTCTACTAAACGCCATGCTTCACTGTTCATATAGTTTCTCCAACTTCCTCTTTAGGTCACGCCACAAACGGACATTAATCTTAACGTCTTCTTCACAACGATGGGCATACTCTTCTTTGGATAACCCCTCCCAGTCATCTACCTTTGGCTTAGGTACACCATACTCTTCACCATACACTGCAAGACCATGCTTTTGACGTTGATGGTGTAAGTACCAACTAAGCCCTAGCGTATCAACTAACTTGGCACGTATCTTAATGCCTAGCACTTTTTCCACCGCTGGGACATCGAACCGAACAATGTTGTGTCCAGCCAACGCCAAAGTATGATCCAGACTATACTCTAAAAAGAAGTCACGCATTTCATCGTAGTCAAAGATAGAACGAGGCTCATCCATAGCTGCTGTTTGATACGACAACACATGTATCTTAGTTAGTTTGTCCAGTAGTCCATCTGTCTCTATGTCGAATACTGTTTCTGCATCAGGTGTCATCATCGTATAGCCCCATTTCTTCGTTTGTCTTTGCGAATTGTCGTTCTAGTGGTGTTAATTCTTCTTCAACAAACTTATCGTATGCTCTCGCAGCCTCTTCTGGAGTTTTAAAATAGCCTACATGGATTAATTTACCGCCTTTACTTCCTTGACAACGGTACTTATCCCTTACTATATACACACCTTTAAACTTACAACTACCGTAACTTAATCTGTTTCTTGAGTTAAGGCCGTTTGTTGCAGGTCTTAAGTTTTCTACCCTATTGTTAAGTTTGTCCCCATCTATATGATCTAACATTTTAGGAACACTACCGTAGTTAAGGAACCAAACAACTCTGTGATTACCATACATAAATTGTTTACCACCTCTATTACTACAAAACCACATATACCCACCACCATTTTTAGTACCTACCAAATCCCTCTTTCTACGTCCACGTAAACTTGGGGTAGTCCATAAAAGATTTCCTGTCTCACTATCATAACGAAGATTATCTTTAAGCCACTGTTTCTCTTCATCTGTCCAAACTCTTGCTTTAGTCATTTTTAGTACTCCTGCGCTAAGGTGAAAGTCTCACCGTTAAATTTCACCTTTCCTGCCCGACCTTCTTCACTACAAGGGCGGTTCTTTTGTACCGTGATGTAAGTGGTGTTTCTTTCATCAGGGTCTTCGTTGTCTTTATCCCGTGACAGATCAATGATCACACTGGCTCTTTGCCCGATCATCTTACAGTACTTAGGATCACCGTCTTCGTTAGTGTGAGCAATCGTCACAATGCCCACATTTAGTTCCGCTGACAGCTTAGAAAGCCTTACGCTTAGGTCTGCCAGCATTTCTTCTTTGTTAGCCTCAGAGCGTCCAGCCACAACGTCTTGGATGGGTTCAAAGAATACATACTTGCACCCACATGCCTGACTAAAGAAACGTATCTGATCACATAGTTCATCAGTACCCTGCCCATCACCTAAGTAGAACTGGTAGAAGTTCTCATCCTTGGTTATGTTCTTGATTGCAGACAGTACGTCTTCGTGGCGTCCTTTATCATCTATCAGATCACGCCGCGTTAGATTGTCACTTAGTTCATAAGACACAAGACCCAACAGAGAACGTAGCTTGGTCTCTTCTAAGTGCCATGCAGCAATAGGAACCTTACGCTGTAGCATGTTGTATTCCAAGAAACGCATAACCTCAGTTTTACCAATTCCTGTAGGTGCTTTGATCACTGTAAAGTGACCCTGCATCAAGCCCAAGATTTTATCGTCCAGATCAGTTATACCTGTAGGTACATACGTATGGTCAGGTGTATCATTATACAACGACAGAAACTGCTCTGACGTATTTAGAATATTCTCAGGTGTGTACTTAGCAGCATTCCACCATGCACTCTTGAACTCCGCATGTGCATTATCCTGTAGGAACTCATTAGCATCCTTATACTTGTCGTGTGGTACTCGGTACACCTTGTTAGGAAACAACTTAGCTACACGATCAGCTAAGGCATTACCAGTCTCATCGTTGTCTACTGACAGAATGATCTTTTGGAAGCTGTCTAGCCACTCCTTGCAATTTTCCCACAGCTTCTTAGAAGGCGCACCAGACGGCAGTGATACAACTGGGTTGATGTAACTGCTTTTCATCATCTGTGCCACTGACAGGGCATCTAGTTCCCCCTCTGTGATGGTTACGTTCTTAGAGCAACCAGCAGTAAACATGTTCATGCCGAACAGTTCATCACCCTTGAAGCCATTCTTAGCGTAGAACCCTTTCTCTCGCAGGGTACGTACCTTAATTCCACCGCTGGGGTATACATATTCCTGACGGTCACTAAATGTAAGTACCTTAAAGTCTTCCATAGTACGGGCATTAATCCCTCGTAGGGGGGTGTAACGACCACCCTCATTGCTCTCCATTCTCTTTGGTGTAAACGACATTACATTCTCCTTATCAAAATCTGTTAGTGGATACTTGGACCCCACCCAATCAAAGTAACGACCACCTTTAGATGGATATGACTTATGACAAGAGTGACAGCGACCAAACCCATCTGTGTTGTAACTAAAAGCATCAGACGATCCACAGTCCTCATAGGGACAAGGTTGATGCGGTATTTCTTTATTCATACTTACCTCTTTTATTACTATAATATTATATTCCCTAAGAAGACCTCTGTATTTACCTATAGCAACTTAATTTAGAATGTCGCAACCAAGACCACTAAAACTTCATACTGTTTGTGACATTTATGACACACTTCCTTAACCTCTTCTCCACTGATTGCCTAGAGACGCCAGCATGGTCTGCAATTTCTACTGTGGGGGTACTCAACAGGTAGTAGTTACTAAACAATTCCCAATCACTGTCGCTAAGAGTTTCCCTTGCCACCCTAATTATGTCGATTAGATTTCTCTTGCCTTCATATATCGTAGCTGCATCAGATTCCTCGTCAGCTTGGTCGGTATTTTGACCCATTGGAACGGCGGTGGAATGCACAGCTAAGTCTAACATGCCTAGTCCCTCCTTGCTGTAAGTGTGGTTCCCTTCGTGACCCCTAGACAGAGACCGCGACAGGTCACTTACAGGCACCGTTACAGGCAGGGTCTTAAGGTTTAGGTAGTCGTGCATAGCGCGGTTAGCCATACGCCTCAGATTAGCCCCGTGCGTGTTCCCCTGATCCACTTGTTCTAAGCACTCCAACATTCCCTCGGACACCAGATCGTCAAAGTGGTTTGGTGCATTGTACTTGTACGCGATTGAACGACACATCTTCATCATTTCTTCAGTGTTCATCTGCTACTCCTTTACATTTACTCATCTATAAGTGCCACCCATGATACAGGAAACAGGTCTTCCATCTCTAAACTTATAGCCCGTGCCACCTCTTGTGTCTCTGCCTGTGTGTCCTCTTTACACCTTAGCCTACACATATCAGCAAAGGCATCTAGTGACCCTGACCAATACCATTCAGTCATGGTGCTTTGTGGCAACACCATACGTGCTTGCTCTGGACAGATACCACTAGACAATAAGTCTTGGTAAGCAGCTAGGCAATACCCTTGAACCTTTAAAGCACCGACAGGTACAGACTCTACAGCACCAGCACTACCCTGCTTCTTATCGTCAGCCCTACCACGCCACTCATCAGGCTCATAGAACTCAGGCTTATCATCCACATACCTACGACTGATCTCATTCCAACGTAAAAACTTATGCTTGACTAGTTGTCTAGCTACAAAGATAGGTGCCTTGATATGAAAACTAGCAAAGGCATGACCAAAGGGTGACATGTGCTTATGCTTGGCTAGGTACTTGATTAGCTTGGTGTCACGTTCCCTTAGTGTACGGCCATCCCCCGTATCACTATCTAACTCTTTAGACCAATTCCACAGGCTCTCCTTACCAAAGGATACACGTGCTGCGTTGACTACAGACAGGTCACTGCCCATGTGATCTATGTGTGTTACCTTAATCATCTGATACCTCCCAAGACTCTACCCAATTTTGACCCCGCTCATATATTCTATTTAAGTTCGAAGCTACCTTAATTGCACGTGCCTCTGTATTGTAACAACCTTGCAAATTCGTCTCTAAGGTACGGTCTTCCAACTCATATTTTTGCCAAACCAACCATATATATCTCATAGTCCTGTACCTTTCCACAACCGCAACTGTGCCTTCAGCTTATGGTTCTCTTCTAGTAGACGCTTGGCCTCTTTCTCCCACAGATCAGCCTCACGCTTGATGACATGGTAATCCTCTTTGCACTTGTCTAGGGTTTCCATCCACGTTTCTCTGTCTATCAT